GGGATTTTATTGAGGATTTGGACTAGAAATTAGTTGTGGATTGATTCCGCTCTTATAGTACGTTGGGATTGTAAGAGCGGTGGTGAATACACAGGGTTGTGTGTTTTAGAAGAAAGTATATAAAATTATAATGACTTTTTTTAAAAGAAGATAGGAATTTGAGTTAGCTACTCAATCTCTGTACGCCTATCTTCTTTTCTATTTTTTAAGTACAGAGATATTAAAAGTACAGGAAGGATTTGATTTGAGATGTGTGAAGAAATTAAAATGAAAAAATGTAGTAAATGTGGCGAAGAAAAACCTGCTACCAAGGAGTATTTTCATGTACATAATGGTTGTAAGGATGGTTTAAATTCTGTATGTAAAAAATGTAGAAGTGAAAAAGCTGCAAGTAGAATAAGAAGACTTGATAATGTTCTTAATGGTTATAAGAAATGCGTTGAATGCGGAGAAATACTAGAAATTAATAGTAATAATTTTAAATCATATAAAAATTCTTTAGATGGATTTTATAATGTATGTATTTCTTGTCAAATAAAAAGACGTAGAAATGGGGCAGATGAAGGATATAAAAAATGTCACAAATGCAAAAGGATTTTACTTTTAAATAGAGATTATTATCAACCAGATGCTAAATGCTTAGATGGATATAGAAATTATTGTTGGGAATGTATGGATAGAAATTTCTTTCCTGATTATGCTCCAGAATTTTGGAATGATGAAGACATAGCAATTATTAGAGAAAAATATGAAAATTCAACTATAAAAGAAATTATTCCTTTACTTTCAGTTGAAAGAACTGAAAAATCAATTATGCATATGGTACAAAAGTTAGGGATTAGGAAAATAAATAATTATATAGAAAATTATAATGATATTAAATATAAATTTATTAATGATCAATTGTATAAGTATTGTAAATCTTGTAACAGATATTTACCTTTTGATTTTGATTATTTCCCAAAAGATGATAAATGTACAGACGGTTTAAGAAATGTTTGCAGGGAGTGCAGGGGTGAAAATTTTAGAATAAATTCAAGAATACATAAGTGGACAGAAGAGGAAGAATTTATATTAAAAGAGAAATATTCTTATATGACAAACAATGAATTAATAAATACATATTTTCAATTTGCTAATTCTTCAATTATTATGCATAAGGCTAGAGAATTAGGTGTTTATAAAACAAATGAAACATTACAAAGATGTTTTGATGAAATAGGTAAGTTCAACTCTTCTAGATTATTAGAATTAAATAAATGGGTTGGTGAAGGTAATCCACAATATAATAGTCAAAGATTTGGAGAATTGAATCCTAATTATAAAGGCGGAATAAGTGCTTTATCACAAGAATTGAGAAGAAATATAAAACAGTGGAAAATAGATAGTATGGAAAATGCGAATTATAAATGCATTTTTACAAATAAAAGTTTTGATAATATTCATCATTTATATAGTTTTGATAATATTGTGAGAGATACACTAAAAGAAACTCAATTGCCTTTATATGAAAATATTTCTCAATATACACAAGAAGAATTGCAACAATTAATAGATAAGTGTTTAGAAATACATTATCGTCATCCATTAGGAGTATGTATGCAAGAAAAATATCATATCAAATTTCACATGGAATTTGGATATGGAAATAATACATCAGAACAATTTTATGAGTTTTTAGATAATTATTATAGTGGAAAATATAAAGACTTAGAAGAAAAAGCCAGTTGAAATATGCTGACTTTTTCTATTGGAATTAAAGGAGTGAGAACTAGATGCCAAAACTAAAAAGTAAAACCAAACAACCTGAGAAGGTGTCTGGTGAAGCATATTGCAGAAAATGCCAAGAGACTAAAGACTTGAATCACTTTTATACAGCAACAAATTTATTCTTAGACGCAAATGGGTATATGTCAATATGCCGTGATTGTTGCAATGATATATATAATCATTATTTTTCAATATATAATGATATGAAAAAAGCACTAGATTATATTTGTCAAGATTTAGACGTAAGATTTAGCGAACAAGTATTTTCACAGACACAATCACATATAGAAAAATTAATATCTAATGGTAAAAATACTAACACAGTGTTTGGTTATTATAAAAGTAAATTAGGTTCAACTGGTAAAAACAATGAAAAAATAGATTCTTTTAGATATAAAGACAGTGACCATTTACAAGAAATTTTGTCCGAAGAAAAAGATAATAATAATATAAACATGATATTTACTAAGAGTGATTTTGAATTAACAGAAGATATTGTAAAGTATTGGGGTAACAACAAAGAAGCGTGGGAATATGAACTTTTAGAAGAACAAATGTTCAAACTAAAAACAGATTTTGAGTGTCCTGATTATGGTATGGAAATGATTATGAAAGACATTTGTTTTATAAATCTTGATATTGAGAGAATTAGACAAGGTATAGAAAAAGGAGAAATTACAAAATTAATAGAGTCAAGAAGTAAATTAATGAATGATGGCAACTTAAAACCAGTTCAAGCAACTGGAGCAGATAAAAATGAAAAAATGAGTTTAGGTGTATTTATTAAGAAATGGGAAAATGAAAGACCTATAACTAAAACATTAGATGATGAAATGAAAAGATATATTGATACTTTTATGGTTGGTCATTTAGCAAAAATGGAAGGATTGAATAACGAGACAGTTAGAAAATATGAAGAAGCCATACAAGAATACACTATAAATTTTTCAGATGTAAGACAGTATGATGATGAAGAATAAGGTGGTGTATTAGGTTGGCAGGATATCAAAATTTTGAAATAAAAAGAAATAAAAATAATAAATCTGTTGGACTTTATGATAAAACAGCAAGTTATAATAAAGCAAATGAAAAATTGACAAAATCAGAAAAATTAATGCAAGGAATAAATGAATGGGTTTCATTTTATAGGGCAAGACCAGATATTTTTGCAGAAGATTATTTAGGAATTACCTTAAAACCTTTTCAAAAGATTTTACTTTATGTAATGATACATTATAATTACACAATGTTTTTTGCAAGTAGGGGTAAACTATTACCTTGCCCCACTATATAGAAATATATAGTTAAAAATTGAGGAAAATCGGTGAAGGCTAAATTTGTAATTGAATAAAGAAAGGTGTGATGCCTATGATGGGAATTTATTCAATTAAGAATATAATAAATGGCAAACTTTATATAGGACAATCAAGAGATATTGATAATAGGTGGTTTCAACATAAGAACAGTTTAAAAAATAATACACATAGAAATATACATTTACAAAATGCCTATAACAAATATGGTGAGAATGCTTTTGAGTATAATATAATTGAAGTGATTTTAAATGAAAAAGAGTTAAATAACAAAGAAAAGAAATATATTAAACAGTATCAGACAAATAATATAAATTATGGATATAACTTGACTGAAGGTGGAGAAGGTTATTCTATTAACCAAGAAGTAAAAGATAAAATAAGCATTAGTAAACGTGGAAATTGTTCTTCTTTGTCAATAGAAGAAGTTAGAAAAATTAAAATGGCTTTATATTGTTTGATGGATAGAAAAGAAATATGCAATATGTTTAATATTAATAAAAAAGTATTAACTCAAATATCAATAGGAAAGTCTTTTGTTTATGTTTGTGAAGAATTAAATGATAGTATTCATAATTTAAAGCAAAAGTTAATAGATGAGAGAAATCAAAATATACTTCAATTATTTAAAGACGGGAATACTATTGCTGAAATTGTTAAAATTACAGGTTTAAGTGTAAGTGTTGTTGAAAAATGTATTTATAAATATACCAATATTGTTAATTCTAAAATAAATAAATATCAAAATATTTATGATGAAGTTTTTAGATTACACAATAAAGGTATAAATAATTATCAAATATCTAAAATTTTAAAAATATCACCGTCAACAGTACAAAGATATTTGACAGGTGAAAATAACCCATATAAAGAATTGCCATTTAAAAAAGTAAAAAATAATATAAAAGATGAAATTATAGATATGTATTTTAATAAAAATATTAGTTCTGATGATATAGGTAAAAAATATAAAGTTTCTCGTTCATCTATAATGTCATTTATAAATAATTACAAATATGCTAATACCGAGGTAATTTAGTTAATAATATAATTAAATACCGTAGAGCGTAGGGTTTGAAACTTTGGACTCTATATCCAAAGAATATAATAACCCCAAGAGTCCTCAATACCTAAACGTAAAGTCGTAGGTAAAAATGTACGCCAAACTGAGTTGGAATTAACCAACTGATGAAAATGAGAGAAATCTCCAGAGTGTAGGATAAAAAACCTATAGATAATAACAAAATTGTTAGGTAAAAGTTTTTTGGTGGCTTTATATTGTGTAGTAAAATGTATATTATTTCCAGGTACTAAGATAATAATTGCAAGCAAAACCAAAGAACAGGCAATGAATTTAGTATCTGAGAAAATACCAGAATTAATGCAATTATCAACTACGGGTATGATAGAAAGAGAAATTGAAGGCAGTATAAAAACTTCAATGAATTCTGTTGACCCTAACGTTGTATTTTTAAATGGTTCTTGGATAAAGGTTGTACCAGCAACACAAAATGCGAGATCAAAAAGAGCAAACTTACTAATTTTAGACGAGTTCAGAATGATTGACCCCCAAATATATAAAAATGTATTGAGAAGATTTTTGGCAGTTTCAAGACAACCAAGATATTTAAAAAAAGAAGAATATAAAAATAATAAGGAGTTAATGGAGCGTAACCAAGAAATATTTTTAACTTCTCCTTACTATAAATTTAATTGGTCGTTTAATAGATATTCTGTGTTTATTAAAGCTATGTTGCAAGGTAAAAAATATTTTGTTTGTGGTCTTCCTTATCAATTTGCTATTAAAGAAGGTTTAACTAACGAAGAACAATTAATTGATGAGTTGTCAGAAGATGATATTGACGAAATTGGGTTAATACTTAGCCCTGCATGTTAGTAATAACATGTGAAATTCAGTGAACCTTATTACTCAAGGGTGTATGATTAACACTTTAGTAATCACAGGAAATGGTGATGAATAATCATGCTAACAGGGAAACCCTAGCCTATTTATAGGTGGGCAATCCTGTGCCAAGTTATTTTCGTTTCCACCGAAAGGTGGTGTTTTTATGTTTTCTAATATATACGTCATTACAAATAAAATTAATAATAAGCAATATGTTGGTCAGTCAGTAGATGTTGATAAAAGATGGATATCTCATAAATTTGCTTCAACACAGAATAATACCAATATTATATTATATAATGCTATGTCAAAATATGGTGTAGATAATTTTGTAATTCAAGTTATAGAAAAAGATATACCTATAAACGAAATAGATGAAAAAGAAAAATATTGGATTAATAAATTAAATACTCTTAAACCTAATGGTTATAATATGACTCTAGGAGGAGAGGGCAGTTGGGGCAGAGTAACATCTAAATCAACAAAGAATAAAATCTCTAAAAAGGCAAAAGAAAGATATCTTAATATGACAGATATTGAGAAAGAAGATTTTATTAATAGATTACCAAAAGATGCTTATGATTTAAAAAAATTAAATGAAGGATATAAATATTGGATTAATAATTGTCCAATTGAAGAAAGGCAAGAAATAATCAAACAATCTATTGTAACAAAAAAAGAGATTGGATATGATTTTTATAATTTTTCATTTGGAAAGATGACTGATAAAGAAAAAGAAAGCATGTATAATAAAATTTCTAAAAATAATCCAAGAAGTCAAAATATCGAAATGATAGATGATGAGAATAATATTATAAAAGAATTTCATAGTATTGGAGAGGCTTCAAGATATCTTCATAATAATTTCGGTTATAGTTTAAATTCAAAACAAAATATTAGAACAGTCTTGGATTCAGATAAAAAAGCTTATAATTTTAAATGGAAACGAAAATAAAAGGTGCAACGACTATCCCGTAAGGGAGTAGGGTGGAAGATGAGTTACCACTCGAAGTGCTGAACTCCTATTAATTTAATAGGATGAAGATATAGTCTGTGCGTAGCGTAATCTACGATAACACGGGTTAATGGAAATGGAATGTCAATTTTTTGGTGAAAGTGAAAAAGCATATTTTAAGACGGAAGAATTAAAAGAAATTGAGAAAGTTCCATATCCCATATATAAAAAAGAAATGCAGGACAAAATTAAAAATAAAGATATAATTAGTAAAAAACAAGCAAATGAAATTCGTATTCTTAGTTGTGATATAGCTTTGCTTGGTGGAGATGCTAATGACGCATCTGTATATACATTAATTGTTGGTAAAAATCAAATGATGGATTGAGATATAAAAGATATGTTAAAAATATTGAGGCTTATCAAGGTTTACATCCTGAAACACAGGCACTATTAATTAGAAGGTTGTTTGATGATTATGATTGTGATTATATAGTTTTGGATAGAGGTGGCAACGGAATAAGCGTATACGGATATTTATGTAGGAAATTGTTTGATAATGAAAGGAAAATTGAATATATTCCTTTTTATACCATGAACGAATTAGATGAACTTAAATTATCAGCATATCACACAGAAGATGAATATGAACAAAAAATTTATACTATATCTGCTTCAGAAGAATTTAATCATGATATTGCATTAGATTTAAAAGATAAAATAGTTAATAAAAGAATTGAACTACTTATATCCAAAGAAGACATTAGAGAGTTTTATAATCAAGAAGCATGGTTTAACAAACTTAGTCAAGAAGAAAAAATGGATTTCATTATGCCATATATGCAAACAAATCTCTTAGAGAATGAAATGGTTTTACTTGAAAGGATAGAGCATCCTAAATATATTAAATTAAAGGAACAATCGGGGAAAAGAAAGGATCGCTATATAAGTCTAGCATACGGAAATTATTATATTAGTTTGTTAGAAAAAGAATTAAGCAAGAAAGTTAAAGATAATTCTATAGACATCAACAAACTATTCCTTTTTAAGCAACCAAATATAAGAAAATATTAAAACAAACAAATATAAAACTCCCTCATAGAAAGGAGGCAAAACTTTGACAAAGAAAAAAGATTCTCAAAATACTCAAACTTTAATCACAGAACCTTTAGAACCAGCATCCCCTACCGCTATTACACAACAGAAAGAATTTGAATATAAATATTTTAAACTTGATACATCTAAATTAGTATCTCTCATTAAAAAAGATTTACAAGCAACAAATGAAGGCTCAGCATTTTTATCTCAATATAATAAAGAAGACGTAATGAGATATTTACAATCTCCAGTAGCAAGTGAAAAGATTATTAGGCAAATTTCTAATTTGTTGTATAATTTAAGTCCTCAATATAAGAGGTTGTTGCATTATTTATCAAGTATGGCTCGTTTTGACCATATAGTTAATATTAATAATATAACCTTACTTGAACAACCTAAAGAACAGGTAAAAAATAAATATTTAAAATCAATTAAATATCTTGAAAACATGAATATAAAGCATGAATTTAGCAAAATTACCGATACACTTTTTATTCAAGATATTTTCTTTGGATATGATTATTCAACAGACCATTCATATTATATTCAACCACTCCCTACTGATTATTGTAGAGTAAATGGATGGGCTGACGGAGTGCGTACATTTGAGTTCGATTTTTCATATTATAATTCTACAAAAAATAGAGAAGAGTTAGATACAAATTATGCCCCTGAATTCAAAGAGAAATATGAATTATATAAAGAAAAGGGTAAGGATTATAGATGGCAGGAATTAACTCTTGAAAATAGTGTTTGTTTAAAATTAAATGAAAGTCTTAGTTATTCTATTCCTTTTTTCGCAAGTGTATTTCCCGATGTGTTCGATTTGCAGGACTATAAGCTTCTCACGAAGGCACGTACCGAACTGGAAAATTATGTAATTTTAATCGGAAAAATCCCATATATAAAGAACTCAGATACAGTTAACTCATTCCAGTTACTTTTGGATGACGCAATTTCCTTTGGTAACAAACTATCTGGAGTTTTACCTCCGTCAGCAGGTTTCGCACTCAGTCCCTACGAGACAGTTGAGGCTATTCATCTTGGAGATAAAAATCAAGTTGCTAATAATACTCTCGCAGATGCAGAAAAAAGCTTTTGGGATGCTTGTGGTGTAAATCAATCAATTTTTAATAGTGACAAGGTAACTGAGGAGTCAATAAGAAAGTCAATAGTTGCAGATGAGACAATTATATTTAAATTATATAAACAATTTGAAAGATGGCTTAATAGAAAAATCAAACTTTGTCTTAATAATGACTTTGCTGTGAAAATTATAGATAGTACATATTATAATCATTTAGAATTAGCGAAAGCTTTTAAGGAACAAAGCATTTATGGTCTGCCATTAAAACGTGAAATATGTGCTGTACTTGGTCAATCACCTTTGGAAATGGAATGTTCTATTAAAATGGAGGAAGTTTTATCGCTTGATAAACGTCTATTCCCCCTTACTTCTTCCAACACTTTATCCCCCGATAAAGTGAATGGTCGACCCGCACAAGATTCTACTGGTGCTGATAATACGGGTAAGAAGATAGTTAAAGATGAGTAAATTTTGAATTAAAGGAGAATTAAATTATGGGAAATTTCGTTTATTGCTTCGATGAAGATTTAGCAAATAAATTATCATTAACTTTAAAGTTATTAAAACAAGAAATGATGGATGGTAAAAATTGTTGGATTTTTGTTGGAGATAATAATAAATTACAATTTAATGAGTTAGATAAATCAAAAATTATAATATCTAACAGACTTAATTTCTAAGAAAGGAGGTAGTTTGATGGAGAAAAAAGAGCCAAAGACTATGAGATTTATAGTTGAGTTTGGAGAAAAATTTGAGACTATTGGTAATTCTGGATTTAAAATGGGTAAATGTAAAATTGCATATGCAGGAAAGAACAGAAATTTTTCTGACATACCTAGAGAAGCATTTGAAAAGGCTAAAAATACTCTTGCATTAATTCCTGTTGTTGGAAATTGGGTTGGTGCAGATAAGGGTGGTTTTGGAGGTCATGATATTTCTATTGAACTTCAAGGCAATAATATAGACTTTAAACCACTAACTATTCCATATGGTGTTGTACCTGAAAATAATAATGCACAATGGATTGAAGTAGCAGATGAAAATGGGAACATGAAACTTTATTATGAAACAGATGTAGTTTTGTGGTATGACAGAAATCCAGAACAGGTTCAATTTATTATTGATAATAAAGGCGTAAATCAATCTATGGAAATTAATATTATCAATGGTAAATGGTCTGAAGATTACAAGTATTATGAGATTAATGAGTTTGAATATTCTGCTCTTTGTTTATTGGGGAGAGATAATGATAATCCTGAAAATTCAGTTGAACCTTGTTTTGAAAATGCAGAAGTTACAATTGCCCAATTTGGTTTAGACAAAGACGAATTTAAATCAAATTTCACACAGATGATGCAAGAATTAAAAGCCGCTTATGTAGAGTTAGAAAAGAAGGAGGATGTTCCTCCAGAAGATTCAAAAACTGAAGATTTTTCTAAGGAAGATGATGAAATGGAAAAATTAATATTTGAACTTTCACATGATGATATTAGAGCAATAATATGGGACAAGTTGAACCCCGTTGATGAAGATGGTTATAGGGTTTGGAATTATTGGATACTTGAAGTTTTTGATACATATTGTGTAGTTCAGGATGAGAAAGAACCTAATGATTATTATAAAGTACCTTATACAAAAACAGAAAATGATGAAGTTGAGTTGGGTGAATTTGTAAAAATTTATCTAATGTATTTAACAGAAGAAGAAAAGACTGAATTAGAAAATATGCGTAATGAGTATTCAGAATTAAAAGAAATAAATATTGCTCTTCAAACAGAAAATGCTCAACTTAAATCTGATAATGAAGAATTATCTTCATATAAATCTCAGAAACTTCAAGAAGAAAGAGAAAATGATGAAAATATACTTTTCTCAAAATACGATGAAATTTTAGACACTGAAGATGAGGCTTATAAACAAATTAAAGAAAATAAAAATGATTTTACAATTGAACAACTTGAAGAAAAACTGGCTGTCATTTTTGCTAGAAAGCAAATACAATTCTCTAGCAATAAAAATAAAGACATCATCAAATTAGGTGGAGATAAGGGAAATACTGGTGAAGTATCACCTTACGGAAATCTATTTGAAAAACACTCAACTAATATAAATAATAAGGAGGAATAATAATATGCCTAACGCAATATTTGTATGTGAAAATATGCAAAGTACAAAATTACCGTCACTTTTAAAAACTGCTAGATATCAGGTCGCAGGTGCCGATGCCGCTATAAATAACGGATGTGTTGTAGTTCTTGGTGCTAAAGCCGCTAACCAGAGGGAAGTTTATCTTGCAGGTGCTACTACTGCCGCAACTGACGTAGTTCATATAGTAGATACTCCTGAATTGATTTATTCACAGGAAACTACTCAGGGTTTGAATAATTATACTAATGCCGCAGGTCAGCTTTTGAGAGTAAGAAAACCGCAGGTGGGAGACCATTTTGCAGTAAGTGGAAGAGCTATAACAGCTTTAAATGGTGTTGCTCCCGTAGTTGGTAACTCTATAGTAACTCCAGCCGCAGGTACACTTTGGACTGAAATACAAGCACCTGTTGGTGGAGAAAGTGTTCAGTGTCTTATAGAGGAATCTTATGTACTTGGTTCAGAACCTATTGGTGGTAGACAGATTACTATGTATAGTGTAGTAGTTACTAACGTTATAGATTAATGGATAACATTATAAACAAATTTTATAAATTAATTAAGGAGGAATAAAATATGGCTTACGAATCAATAGTAAAATTGGCAAGTGACCTGTATTTCAACAGAGTAGATACTAATTTTGCTACTGCTGATATGCAGAAAAATAAAGATGTTTTAAGACAAGAACTTATTGACATAAATGGAGGTAAAACAACTGTTTCTTATAAGGATTTGAGAGATAATAAGGCTATATTCCAGATAATTGAACAGATACTTGAAGTAACTGTATTGTCTGGTTTTAAAGATAATCCTTTCTTTGAAAGGTTTGTTGAAGCAAAGAACATAAAATTGGGCGACCAGAATTCGTTCTATATTCCAGATAATTCATTGTTTACTGTTTCTGACATAGCTGAAGGTATATATGGTATTAGGAGACAGAGAATTAATAAAGGTCAGAATGTTGCTCTTCCCACTCTCTTGAAGGGTGTAGAAGCTTATGAAGAAGCAAATCTTTTACTTTCTGGAAGAATTGATATAGTTGAATTCCTTGACAAAATAGAAAAATCATTCTTGAACAGAAGAGGACAGGATATTTATACAACTTTTGTAAATGGTATCAATACATTAAACGCCGCATTTATAGCTAATGGAGCATTTGTTGAAAATACTCTTTTAAATATATGTGAAAACGTTGAAGCCGCAACTGGTAATCCAGCAACAATAGTAGGTACTTTGACTGCACTTAGGTCTGTAACTACTGCTGTTCTTTCTGAGAAGATGAGAGAATCACATAATGAACTTGGTTATTATGGTACATTTAATGGTATAAATATGATGAGAATACCTCAGGTTCACGCACAGGGTACTTACAACTTCTTGATATCTAATAGAGACTTATTTATTGTGACGAGCAAAACGAAACCCGTTAAGTTTATTACAGAAGGTGAAGCTTACGTTGAATCTAATAAGAGTATATTTGAAAATGCCGATATGACTTATGATATATTCGCAGGAGAAAGAAACGGTGTTGGACTTCTTATGGATACGGTATGGGGACAATATAGGCTTCCCTAATAATTAATTATAGTTAAACAATATAAAATATTTTAGGTAGGTAGAGTCTATCTTTACCTACCTTGTATTTTATAAAGAATGAAAGGAGATTTTTATAATGGCAAAAGGAAAGGTTGGTAGACCTTCTACTAAAAACAAAGATAAAGAAAAGGAAGTAATAGTTAAAAATATTGAAGAAACTGAAAAATCTAAGGTTTCTACTATTGAAGAAAAGTTTGTTGAAAAATCTAAAAAGACAATAAAAAGACAACGTGACCTTAATGAAATGATTGATGTAAAATGTATTGTTCATGGTGGCTTAAATTATATAACATCAACTGGATTAGA